CAGCCCGGAGCCCTTCTCGCCCTCGGCGTAGAACTCTCGCTGGCCGTTGACCAGCCGCCACGATGGCGGCACCACGACCTGCCCGCCGTCACCACGGATGTCGATCCCCGGTGCCAGCCTGCTGTTGTTGAACGTCTCCGGCGAGTCGTAGCAGAAGTGCATCCCGCCCGACGGCGTGCGGTGCCAGGCGGTGGCCGGGAACGGCCCGTGCTCGGCGACCAGCGCCTCCCAGGTGGCCACGCCGTCGTGCTTGGTGTCGACATCGACGACGACCAGGTTGATCCCGTTGGGCTGCGGGCCGCAGGCGACGCCGATGCCCAGCCCGCCGGGGGTGAACTGCGCCGTCAGAGTGTCGACGTCGTCGGTCGCCAGGCGGGGCCAGTCGAGGCCCACCGGGCGCTTGTCGCCCTCGTAGACCCGGACCACTCGGAATCCCCGCTCCCCCAGCGTGCGGGCCATGCGCAGGGTGAAGTCGTCTGCTGGCAGAGCGCTCACTTGTCAACCTGGTCTTTGCTACGATCGTTCATGAACTACTCCTTCTCGTGAACAGGGTGGGTGTAGATGGCCGGTTGGCCCTGGCCTTGCTTGCGGATCATGCCCCGCCTCCCCAACGGGCGGGGCATGGTTCGTTCTAGGGGTTCTCTGCCGATCGACACTCGCCACAACAGATGATGGCACGCATGTTCTCGTCGATCGGACGCCCGACGAGACCACAGACGGTGGTCACCGAGCCGTGGCCGTTGACCTCGTCGATGCGGTGCCAGCCGTTGGTGCCCTCACGGGTGGCCACCAGCTTCCAGCCGTCGGGTCGTGGTGTCGTGGGTTCGATGTCGCTCATGGATCCTCCCGGATCGTCAGGTGCTTGACAGGGTTGATACGCTTCGGCGGAAGCCTTCCGGATTCCGCCGAAGCGGGTTCCACCAGGGCCTCAGCGGCCTCGGCGATGAGGTCTCGATCGGCCCCCTGAGCCCAGCGCACGCCGGTGACGATGCGCCGGATCGTCGAGGGTGAGACGTCGAACATCTCGGCGATCGTTGTGGCTTTCAGGCCGGACTGATAGTGCCCACGGATCCGGCGCACCTGCCAGGCCTGCAGCTTGGCCATCGGGTGGCACTCGCCGTGGTAGACGTTGACCGGCGGGGGCGTGTTGCGGCCCTTGGCCTTCATGTCGGCGTTGTTGTCCTGCACGGTGCCGATCGAGAGGTGGTCTGCCCGGTAGCACAGCCGGTTGTCGCAGGCGTGCAGGATCACCTCGGAGGACTTCAAGCGCCGACCGAGCAGCTGCTCGATGACCCAGCGGTGCATCGAGGTCGACGAGCGGGTGCCGTCCTCCCTGGTCACCTTGCGCCGCCCGTAGCCGTCGGTGCCCTCGGCCCCCTGCCACAGCCGACACGGGGTCGGCTGCGGCGTCGGCGGGGGGAAGTCACGGTTGTAGCGGGTGACGACCTTGAACTGACCCGCTCGCCCGCCCGCACGTGAGCGTGGAGACGCTGGCATGCGGATGCGGACCATCGGCTTGAGCGTGCGGATCTCTGGCATCACCCCTCCAGGCGGTAGGTCAGGCGCTTCGAGCGCTTGTTCTTCGGCGGTCCCCAGGCGTAGGTCTCGTCGCCGAACACGAGGCGGCGCTCGAACGGCGGGTACAGACGCATCTTCACCCCGTCGTAGACACCGCCCAAGAACTCGTAGACGATGTAGCCCTGCGATGGTCGAGCCTGGATCGGCATGGCGTAGCCACGCTCGACCATCGCAGTGACCGCCTCGGTGTCGGTCAGTCGCCCCACAGGTCCGCTGCGGCGACGGACTTGACCGGGGCGGTGTAGGTCGCCCGGTACAGCTTCGGTGCGGAGAAGCCCCGGTTGGTCTTCTTGCCCATGCCGGTGAAGCCGACCCGCAGCACCCCGCCCTCGTCGATGCTCTTCGCCTCGGCCTTCTTCACGGCGTCGGCGATGGCGTCCTTGAGCGACGTTCCGGTGCCCTCGGCGACCTCGTACTTGCCGCCCTTGGCGTAGACCTTGCGCACCCCGTCGTCGTCGTCGGAGTCCTTGGCCTCGGTCTGCAGCGTGATGATCAGCTGCATGCGGGGCGAGCCGTCGGCCCACGTCAACGGAGTGTTGTCCTCCATCGACGTCTGCTGGGCCACCTTCACGTCCGTGATCGTGCCCTCGACGGTGTCGCCGATGTTCTCGAACTTGGCAGCCTTGCCGCCTCCTCCGAACAAGAAGTCATTTGCTTCGCTCATGTGTGTCTCCTTTGTGTGTTGGTCCCTGGGTTTCCAGGCTTTGTTCAGGGTGTGCCTGAGAGCATGAATTCATTAGTGCGGTTGTCCTGGGATTTGTGACCACGGCGGAAAGCTGTCCGGGGGTCCGAGTGGATGAAGGGGATCGAGTACTGCGCCTCGATCTTGTCCAGCAGATTGAGCAGGGTGATCACCTGGTCGAAGTTCTCCAAGCCCTTGCGTGGCGTCGGCAGCCCTTCGGGCCAGCGCATGATCAACGTGTCCTTGGCCTTCGGGTTCTCGCCGATCGTGGTGATCCGCTGCTGGCAGTACGTCGCCATCTCCACCAGCGTCACCTCCGGGCCTTCGGGCTCGGCCGACAACTCGACCTGCAGGTCGACCGGCGCGCCAGCGACGGGGCAGTCGTACGTGCCGTTCTTCCACTTCCGCCGCCACCCCTTCACCTCACGAGCCAGCCCGGCACCGAGCAGGCCCAACTCCACCGAGCACCACAGCAACTCACAGCGGGCCTTGCCGACGGGCAGGTGGACGAGCAGGGTCCAGTCCTGGCGGATCGGTGGCGTCGGCAGGCGGCGCTCGGTGATGATGTCGTAGAGCCTGCCGGTGGCGTAGAGCGCCGTCTGCACGGCGTAGTTGGGCAGCGAGAAGTCGAGCTTCTTGCCTGTCTTGAGATCAGCGAGGATCAGGTCGCCGGGCTCGATGCGTGCCCCGTTCGGTGCGATCAGCGGCTTGGTCGCTCGGTAGATGCGGTCGGCGGTGCCAGCGGCCCGGTACTCGTCGTTGACGAAGTGGATCTCGACCATCTCCGAGATCAGCCCGTAGGTCGCCAGGGCATCCCGGTAGGCATTGAGATCGTTGACATACTGCTCGGGCGGGTCGAACTCCACGTCACTGGGATCTTCGGCCCGCACACTCATGGCGTGCAGGGCGGTGCCCATGTCGGACGCCTCGTTGGCGGTGCCCTTGTCGAGCGCCTTCTCCCGCAGCGCCTTCTTCGACTCCTTGTCGTCATCACGGCAGGCGACGATCTCCGCAGCCAGCGCCTTGTGGCGGGCGACGCCGTCCATCGCCTTGAAGATGCGCCAGTTGGTCAGCGCCTCTTCGTCGTCGAGGCATTTGGAGTAGCCCGACGGGCGGCTGTAGCGCAGCGTCTTGGCGGGGTCCTGCGGGTCCGAGACGAGCGGTGCGCCGTTGGCACGACGGAAGTCGCGGCGAGCTTCGTGTTCGTCGTCGAGGTCTTCGACGTCGATCGACGTCATGAGCGCTCACCGAGCAGTCGTGCTCCGTAGGCGTCGAGCACCTCGCCGATGCGTGGGTCGTCGGAGATGGCGATGATCTCGCGCAGCATCTGGGCCAGCGTTCGGGTCGAGTCGTCGGGCGTGGTGCCGACGATGCGGTCGAGGGTGGCGAGCCACGATCGGGCGGTCAGGGCGTTGGTCATGGAGTGGTCCCTTCGTTGGCGGCGTGGATCAGGTCGAAGGCGTGGGCACGTGCGATCAGCGCCGCCTCGGCTCTGCCGTCGTGCTTGGTCAGACGGAAGCAGTCAGCGTGCGCTGGCCACAGGTCGGTGGCCAGACCACGTGAGGCTGACTTCGGCTTCTTGAGCAGACCCATGCGCTTCTTCCATGCGTTGGGTCTGATCTTGACCAAGGGGTATGACATCGCTCCGGCGACGCCGAGCACGATGCCGTAGTTCTTGCCCAACGAGAACGAGGCGATCGAGCCGTTGCGCGGCATAGGTTGCACGTGCTCGACGACGACGACGTCGGGGAGCCAGGTGCCGAGCAGGTGGGCGATCCCTTCGCCCGAGGCCGTGCCGTCGAAGACGGGCATGTCGACGACCTCGAACAGCGTGCCGTCGGCGTAGAGGGCGAGCCCCCCGGTGATGCCTGGGTCGACCCCGGCGATCCTCACTTCGGGGGCTTGGGCGGATACACCCGATCGACCGCATCGGCGATCAGCATCGGCAGGTTGACGCCTGCGGTGCGGGCCTCGTCGAGCAGTTGCTCACGTCGCCAGTAGGGCACACGCACCTGCAGCTGCACCGTGGTCCACTCCGGGCCTCGGGGTGTCTGGGTCTTCATACCCCCCACCCTACACGCCGACCCCCACCCTGTCAAGGGAAACTCGCTGCGTGCGCAGGGATCCTTCATACTGAGGGGTCATGAGCACCAAGCAGTCGCCGACGCGGCCGAGCTTCAACGACTTCCGCGTGCAGCGCTTCTTGGAGTGGTTGACGACGATCGTCGCCGACCGCCAGCCACCGACGCAGGCTGAACTCGCGGATGAGATCGGAGCCAGCCGCACCACGCTGACGCAGTGGAAGAACGACCCGGACTTCCTCGCCGAGTGGGAGCGTCGCTACCGCAAGACGGTCGGCTCCCCGGAGAAGGCCCAGGCCGTGCTCAACACGCTGTTCGAGACGGCCACCGACCGCACCGATCCCCGCCTGGTGCCAGCGGCACGGGCGTACCTGGAGGCGATCGACGTGGTCAAGCCGAAGAAGCTGGACGTCACCGTGACCAAGGGCGCAGCCAAGGAACTGAGCGACGAGGAGTTGATGGCCCTGCTCGCCGAGCGAGCCGAGCAGGAACTGTCGCAGCGCTCCGATGCCTAGCGTCGGTGGCGGCTACCAGCCCGACACCAAGTCGGAGTCGGCCCGGCGTGCTGACTTCGATCTGCTGCGGCGGATTCAGGCGCTGGAGAAGAACGGTGGCGGCGGCGGTGGCGGTGGTGGCACCAACGAGGTGACTATCGGGGGTTCCGCTCCCACCGATACGAGCGAGTTGTGGGTTGACTCGACCCCGGCCATCAACGCCAAGATCGGTGGTACATGGACGCCGGTGTCGGGCCCGCGTGGACCCCAGGGCATCCAGGGATCGACCGGTCTGACCGGGCCGACAGGTAGCACCGGGCCCGCCGGTCCCAAGGGCGACCAAGGCATCCAGGGTCCGACCGGCTCCACCGGTCCGGCGTCGACCGTGCCTGGACCCCAGGGCATCCAGGGTCCGGTCGGTCCAACAGGAGTCAAGGGCGACAAAGGCGATCCCGGCGTTCAGGGCATCCAGGGCATTCAAGGTCCGACGGGCGCGACGGGATCGACCGGCCCGACTGGACCCCAGGGCGATACCGGCCCCACCGGAGCGACGGGCCCACCGGGTGAACTGACGCAGGCTGCCGCCGACGCCCGCTACGTCAACGAGAGCGACATCGCCGGGCTCATCAACGCCGCTCTGTGGAACACGGCGTGGGGTGTGAAGGCGATGAGCAACACGCCTGCAGCCGACACCATCGATGTGGCCAGCGGTGCCGAGGGCATGTGCTTCGAGACGCCGTCGGTGGTCTACGACGCCACTCGCCGCTACAGCGT